AAGGCGGCCTAATACACCCGCTCCACACACAGAAAATTCCCAGAATATAACCTTATCCTTAGCTAACCCTTAGCTATCCCTTAGCTATCCCTTTGCTAACCCTTTACTATCCCTAGCTATCCCTTTGCTATCCTTATATTTCCATAAACTAAAACTTATTTATAATATTTGGTAGTAGAAAAATTCCTCAGGAAAAATTTCAGATTCTTTTAATATAACTATTTAATACATGATGAAACTTTTATTCGAGAATTTTAGAAAGTTCTTAAGACCAATTAACGAAGTCAAAGATGAAAAAACAAATTTTGATATAACTTTGGAAAATGCTGGATACCCAAAAGAATGGATTTTAACAGATCGTCTTGGCAAGGGAGCTTATGGTGTAGTATATACCATTGAAAATCAAAAAACTGGTGAAAGAAGGGCTGCAAAATTTTTGAGCGGTGATGATTCTAAGGAATTTGAAAATTATAAGTGGGTTAAAGATAATTATGACTCTTTGCCAAAAGAAGTATCAAAGTTTCTTCCTGTAGTTTATGATATTCATATACCTACAGAAAGAAAATATCCCTTTTTTGGTTTTATTATTATGGAGCAGTTGATTAAACCACCTAAAGAAGAGTTGAAAACATTGGTTTTGCCACCTCAGTCTATTCATACGAGAATGGGAGAACCATCAAAAAGAATAACTGATCTTCTTCAAAATCCGGAATTTGTTTATGAAACTTTAGATACCTTACTTTATAATATATTTTTTATATTAGATTTACAATCAAATGTTGTAATACAACAACAAGGTTTATCTGGCTTTGCAAATAAATCTGGTTCTTTGGGCAATGATGGCGCGCAAAAAAAGCCACGGGCGAAGAAACTTAAAAAACAAGATCTGTATGATTTAATTGATAAATTAAAACAAGAAATAATTCGTGATTTTATGATTTCAAGCAATGACATAAAAAATAAAAATCGTTTGGAACAATTGGCAATTATTGTGGCGAAAATAATTTCCCCATATGTTCCGGAAGAGAAAGAATGGAAATTTAAATTAAAAGAATTAGCAATAGAATATATTAAAGATGAATTAAACATATCTGTACTTCCTCTTTCTACTATTGATAGCTCTTGGAGTCATAAGCAAGTTCCAAGAAAATATCAAAAAAAATTCACAGAAGCAGAAGGAATTTTGAAAGCTATTAAATACTTGAAAGGAAAAAATTTTTATGCTTCCGATCTCCACGGAGAAAACATCATGATGAGACCAAATACAAATGAATTTGTTATTGTAGACTTGGGACTTTTTTCTTTGGGCGAATATAGCTCCGGCGAGGACGTTGAAACAATTTCAAAAATCCCGCAAACAACAATTTCAAATTCTTCAGTTATAAACGAATATGTGGTACCAATGGGTTATTCATTGACCGCTTGGAAGTCTTATAAAAAAAAGAATAATATTACAAATTCTGAATTCCATGAACAGAAAAAAAATAGAAAATGGAAAGTTGTCCATGGACACAAAGAAGGCTCAATCGGTAAGCCTATTAATGACAAAGCAAAAAATTTATCATATGATAAAGCAAATAAAATGCACTCTGCTATTGCAATAAACAAAACAAAATAATGATAGGAAAAATAAAAAATACCATAATATCTGTATTTGGTGGAATTTTATTTAATATAGCCTTAACATTAATTCAAATTTTATTAATTACAAAACAAAGTTCTGGTAATAATGAAATTGTAGAATTCTTAACATTATCTAGCAATTTTGAAAAAATTATATTTATCATTATTACTGTTTTAATATCTCCTATTATCGAAGAGATTATATTCAGAGGATATATTTGGCGTATTTTTAAAACAAGGATTACAAAAAATAAAAAATTAATTGTTTTATTAATTTCGTTAATATTCGCTTTATTGCACGGATTTCAGGATGCACCTTTTATATTTATATTCTCTTTATTCTTGGGTTATTTGCGACAAAAACATAATCATATATGGTTTGGTATAGTATCGCATATATCTTTTAATTTAACTGGTCTTATTATATTTATGTTTTTTTAAACTATTTATATTATGCCCAATGATCGATGTACTAAAATAGCCAAGCGTAAATATAAAAAATGGCCTTCTGCTTACGCATCAGGTGCAGTAGTGCGTTGCAGAAAAGGAAAAATTTGGAAAAATATAAAAGAGCAAGAAGAACTTGGTCTTGAAGAAAATGAATATTTAGAATATCTAGATGAAGAACTTCATCTCGAAGAACAAAAAAAAGCAGGTTCTGAATCTTCCAAAGAAAAAAGTTTGCACGACTGGTTTAAAAGAAAAGGAGAATCTGGTAAAAAAAGTGGCTGGGTAGATTGTAATACTTGCCGCAAAGACAAGAAAACAGGAAGAACCAAATGCAAAGCATGTGGGCGAGAACAGGACGAAAAACGATCAAAATATCCTGCTTGTAGACCAACACCCGCAGCATGCAAAGAAAAGGGAAAAGGTAAATCCTGGGGCAAAAAATCTAATATGAAAGAGGAAACAAAAATGAACAAAGAATATCTAAAACAAATTATTAAAGAAGAAATAATCATATCTACTTCTAACCCTGGTTTTAAATATCATTTTGAAAATCAAATTCCTCTTACTGAAAATATCTATCGTCCTGGTTCTCCATGTTATTTTAATGTGATTAAAGAAGCAAGAAAGTTTTTTAAAGCAGGCTATTATCAACCTTTAAACGAAGAAGAATATAATTTGCTTGAAAATTCTGATCTTGGTGAATGGTCGATATTCGAAGGAGAAAGAGTACCACTTGATTTTCCTATGTTTGAAGATGAAACACTTGACGAATCAAAAAAGAAAAAAGATCCTCCATTAAATAAGCCAACAAAAAATGTTGGTTCTGGTAAGAAATGGAAAGTTTATGTTCGTAATCCAAAAACCGGAAATATTAAAAAGATAACTTATGGCGATGCCAAAGGTGGTCTTAAAGGGAATTGGAATAGTGCAGAAGCACGCAAATCTTTTGCTGCTCGCCATGATTGCATAAATAAAAAAGATAAGACGACGGCCGGCTATTGGGCTTGCAGAGCACATAAAGATTTCGGCCCAGGAATAGGTAGATTCTGGTAATGTCTGGTAATTTTAAATACACATATGGATTAGGTCATGTTCCTTCTTATCAAGTTTCTTGTCGGCCATTCTTTACATCATCTTTGGTTGTTCCAGCATCAGGTTCAGAACCATTAGAAATTCCTTTTGACTCAATATCAAGATTTATCGTTGTTACAAATAATACTTCTATTTCTGGTCCTTCTGTACCGATTCGTTTTGGAGCTTCTTCTAATGGTGTCAAAGGTTTGGAAAATAGTAATTATGGTATTTTACAAAACGGACAATCTTTTGAAGGTGAATTTAAACTTACAAAAATTTATTTAATGTCAGATACAATCAACCAAGCAACTGCGTCAGTTATAGCAGGTTTAACCGGTATAGAATCTAATCATTTAAGTAATAATTGGTCTGGTTCATTAGGAGTAGGATAAGATGGGTTTTACTAAAATTACAGATACAAATACTTCAGCAAATGGAGCAAATAAGGTTTATGTCGATGGACCATCATCAACATTTGGTGAATTAAAGATTATTTCTAATGTACCACAAGCTCAAGGTGATTTTGTTTATGGTATTAACAAACAAATTTTTACCACATCTTCTTTTGATGGAGGAACTGTAAGCGTAACTGACGGATTATGTGTTTTAGACAGTGGTGTTAATGAGACTGGTTCAGCTACGGTACAATTGAGAAGAAACTTAAAATATAGACCAGGACAAGGTTCTTTAATGCGTGGCACCGCTATATTTGATACTCCAGATGCTAACAATGCTCAGTTTATAGGAGCAGGATCGGCTGAATCTGGTTATTTTATTGGCTATTTCGGTGGTTATTTTGGTATTCTTCACAATCAAAAAGCTCAAAGAGAAGTAAGAAAAGTAAATATTACAACAGGAGCAGGAACAGAAAATGTAACTGTAACTTTAAATGGAAATTCTATTGTTGTTCCTGTAACCGGTGGTTCTGATACTACTCAAACAGCATATCAACTAACTATAGCTGATTATTCTCAAATTGGAGATGGTGGGTGGCTAGTCGATGTTGTTGGTTCTGATGTTTATTTTATTTCCGCGCGGGCCGCGGAAGGTTTAGATGGGACATATTCAGTAAGTGGTTCTAATATCTCAGGTACTTTTTCACAAGTAAAAGATGGTACAGCAGCAACAACCACTTTTATACCATCTTCTTCTTTTAATAAAGATACTTTAGATGGTTATGGCCCTTCTGAAATGGTTTTGGATCCAACTAAAGGAAATGTATATGGTATTCAATTTCAATATCTAGGTTTTGGAGATGCAAATTTTGAAATAGAAGATCCAAATACAGGTAAGTTTTTTGATTTTCATATTATAAAAAATGCAAATTCTAGAATAATACCTGTTTTAAAGAATCCTAATACTTCTGTTTTGGTTACAAGTGCTAATACTGGAGGTACAACCAACAAAACAGTAAAGGTTGGATCTTTAGCTGCTTTTACCGAGGGCAATGTTGTTGCATTAGATCCAAAATTTTCACATTCTTTTTTAATAAGTTCTGTATCAACATCATCGACTTATAAACCATTAGGGGCTATAAAAGTAAATAGAATTTTTAATAATGAAAGTTGTTTTGGTGAAATTGATCTTCTAAATATATCCTTGGCTAATACAGTCAATAACAAGTATTATTCAATTGGTTTTTTCAGAGATTTTAGAATTAGTGGAGATGTAAATTATCAGTATGTTAATGAGACTGATAGCATAGCATCAATAGCAACGTTGGATCCAGCAACAAATACAATATCTAATTTAGCAAATATTAAACCTTTCTACGAAGTTACAATTGGAGGAGATCAATCAAAAACTATTGATTTATCAGATTTAAAATTTACTTTCGGCCTTGGAAGAGGAGAGGTATTATTTGCTATAAAAGGTAATGGTTCTGTTACTGGTGATTTTATTATTAATTGGTTTGAGCAGCAATAATGGATTTTCCATTTACAGAAAAGAAGATTAGTGATATATTATTTTTAAGAGAATTCAAAGGAGACGTTGCTTCAGAAGAGTTAGTTTGGCATCAGGACAGAGAAGACCGAAGGATTAAAGTTATTGAATCTAATGGATGGATGTTACAGATGGATAATGAACTTCCTGTTCTATTAAAAGAAGGAACTGTTTACAGCATACCAGCCTATGAATTTCATAGAGTTATCAAAGGCAACGGTACATTAAAGATTATGGTTGAAAAAAATGAAAAACAATAAGGGTTCTAATTCTATTGAATTTGCTTTAATTCTACCTGTTTTATTAATATTATTAGTTGGTATAATAGAATATGGTTTTTATTTTAATGAAAAACTACAATTTCAAAATTTAATAAATGAAACTTGTGGTGAAGATTATTATGAAAAGGCAGATTATTTATTTATTGATGTTTATAAACTATGTGGTGAATGTACCGTAGATATGTGGGAAGAAGAAAATTTTATATTTTGTTCTATGGAAAGAGATTATAATCAAATGTTTGATTTATTTAATGATAATATGTTTCCAAAATTAATATTTGTAGAAGCTGTTAAAACAAAAGATGACGAAGAAGAAGATACAGCAGATACAGCTTTTTAAAACTTATTACTATTTATAACACGATGAATAAAATAAAGTTACACTTTACTAACGAAGAGATAAATTATTCATTTAATATTAGTAATATAGTATCTATTGAAGAAGGATATGATCCATTTGAAATAGTACAATTATTACAAAATAATATTGGATTATCTATATTAGATTGTAACGAAACATTAAAAGAATATCTTTATACTTTTATATTTCCGGCCTCACAAGATTTAATACAAAATTATAAAATAGATGGTGGAGAAGTAATTTAATGTCTACAATCGTTTATCCATCAAAAGACGCTATTTTTGGAAAAACTGGCGCTGTTGCTGGCTCTTGGGGGTCTGTTAGAGATGCCAGTATTGCCACCACTGTTGGAAATGCAGACAATCGTTCTGCTTTATCAGTATTAGAACAATTTTCCTCTTCTGTTAATCGATACACAATAGGAAGAACGGTATTTATATTTGATACTTCAGGTATAGACGGTGAAGTTACATCAGCTACTTTTAAAATCTATGGTTACTCAACTACAAACGCTGGTATTGTTGGTTTAAAATATGACTTAAATGCCTCTACCGGTAGTGTTTCAAGTAATTTTACAGAAGAGGATTTTGATGCTATATATGGGTTTGTACCTGGGGACACAATGGGCGGTAATGTTACCGCATATACTAATGTTATTAATAGCTGGTCTACTAGTACTAGTAGTCCAAATGAAATTACTCTTAATAGTACTGCTCTATCAGATATGTATACACAAGATGCTTTTGGTATTATATTCGTGGGTACTCAATATGATTATGCAAATAGCGCACCACCTAATACATCTAAAAAAACCGGTATGTATTATGTCGATGATACAACCTATAAACCTTTTATAACATACGAAGGAGGATCTAGTACTAAATTGCAAGAAACTCCCGGTTGTAATTCATTAATTAGACCCTCGGATTTTAATATACAGCGTTTTAATGTTAACTGTTTAAGTGTACAATATGATAGATATAAAGGAAATGGTTCTGTTTCACCAGAGCAAGTTCCATTTATTATGGGAATTCCAGGGCCCCTTTCCTTAAGAAGAGGCTCTTTTAATGATCCGACTCCATCTGTTGTGGCTACTGGAGATAAAAAGTGAATAAAATAACGAATTTATTATTATTTGCCTTTTTATTCTTTTTAATAGCTTGCTCAAAACAACTTATTTATTTTACTCCACAAGAATTAGTAACTGATTTTGAAAATCATTGGTGGTATGTTCAGGAATTAGAAGATAATTGTATATTTTTTGATAATTCTGTAGATAAAAAAGAAAACGAAGATGGTAAGATTTTTGTTTATACTTACGAAAATGATAAGATTTACTATTTAACTTTTTTTGATAGAATTGATGGAGGGTATTATATAGAAGAAATGGATATATTTATACTAATCTTTATCAATAAAGATGGAGAAAATGTAGCAAAAATTACTTCTGGTTTATTACATAAAGAAATTATGTTTTATGAGTGTGAGGAACATTATTTCTAATGACACCTAAAACAGAAATATTCGGAAACATTAATAATGTTAAGGTTGGAGATCTTGTTACCTGGTCCCGATTATCTATTAATTTTATCGGAATAGTAAAACAGGTTTATTTAGAAAATTTTGGTGGAAGAAAAATAGCATTTTCCTCTGTTTTTTGCTTTAAAAATGAAAAATCTTACGAGGTTTTGTGTTTAAATCTCTCACTTATGAAAAAAGGCGAATTTCATCACAAAGAAACTAATTAATAATGGGGTTTCAGCATGAAAAATAAGATAATAAACAACTCTGATGTTGATTTTGATAAATTTTCTCCTTTTTTAAGGAGTTTATTAGATTTTGCTCGTCAAAAATTAGGTTTTCAACACTCAGTTTGCATAAAATTGTCTCATGATGATGAAAATGCTTCAAATTATCTTGGAAAAACAGGTTTTTACGAACCTTCTTCTAAAACAATCACGGTCTTTACAGCTAATAGACACCCAAAAGACATTTTACGTTCTATTTCACATGAATTAGTTCATCATAACCAAAATTGCAATAATAAATTTGTAGATAACAAACCATTAGAACAATTTTATTTTCAAAATAATGATGAAATGAAGGAATTGGAACGTGAAGCTTATGAAATAGGTAATATGACATTTAGAGATTGGGAAGAAAAGTATAGAAAACAACTAAAAGAATCTATTTATTACAATAAAGGGGAAACTAAAATGAAAATTAACGAATGGAAGTCATATGAAATGTTTTCACGTTTATCGGAAGCATTTGGGTATGGTTCTAACAATTTAGAAGAATCATCTTGCGGTGATAATATGCAAGAATCTAACTGTGGAAGCAGAATGGAAGAAGGTATATGTCCTGTTTGTGGTGAAACACCATGCGCTTGCGTAATGGAAGAAGGTATGTGTCTTGTTTGTGGAGAAAAACCATGTTCTTGTAATATTGAACATACCGAAGAAACCTGTAAACAATGTGGTAAATCTCCATGTATGTGTCCTCCAATAGTGGAGAAAAAAGCAAAAAATCAAATATCAGAAGCGCAACTTCGTAAATTTATACGCGCAGCAATAAAAAGCACTCAAATAATCTCAAAGGTAAACAAAAATGAATAGTTTTTTATTGGAGGGTGGTGTCGCAGGACATATGAATCATCTCTATGATAATCCTGAATTGACATTTAAAAAAATAAAAGATATTTTGATTTCTGCTGCTTCTGGTAAATTATACGGAACTGAAAAAACAGACGGTCAAAATATTCAGCTGTCATATGACGTTAAAACAGGCACCGCGCGTGCTGCAAGAAATAAGGGCAATATTATATCAGGTGGCCTGGACGCGGAATCTTTAGCAGAAAAGTTTGGAGGAAGAGGCGCTTTAGAGGCTGCATTTACAGAGGCTTTTGCTGCTTTTGAAGAAGTTGTTTCTAAATTTAGTGAAGAAGAGAAAATAGATTTATTTGGACCAAATGTTAATATTTATTACAATGCAGAAATTCAAGATCCTAGAAATGCTAATGTAATTAATTATGATGTACCTAATTTAGTTATTCATAGAGTTGGTCATAAAGAATATGATAGAGAAACAGGTAAACCAACTAATAGAGATCTCACACAAAATGCTATAAAATTAGAAAATATTCTAGACCGTCTACAAAATAAAAGAGAAAGTGGAAAATTTCTTGTACAAATGAACGCAATTAGAAATCTTGAAGCTGTTACAGATGGCAGTATACTTTCAAAAACACTTAATTCTCTAGAAAAAGCTATTTCAAATGAAGGAATATCTGATAATCAAACAATTGCCGAATATCTTGTTGCTAGAATTGATAAATTGCTGGAAATTTATGATTTTGAGCCACAAGTAAAAACCATGGTTATGAAAAGAATTTTAAGTTCTTCATCAGTTTCTTTAAATACTATTAAAAAGTCTACAACACCAGAAATTTATATGCAAGTAAAAGACATTGTTGCAAATGCTTCTAATCTTCTTAAACAAGCAATTGCTCCAATAGAATCCATAATTCATGATTTTGCAGTAGAAATGCTCAGAGGGTTACAAAGCGCTTTTATTTTAGATAACAAATCAGAAGTAGGAAGGTTACGCAATGAACTCGACACGGCTATCGCTGCTATAAAAGATAGCAATAATGATGAAGCTATGGATATCCTTTCGAGACAAATGGAAAAACTAAAAACAATTGAAAATGTTTCTACAGCCGCAGAAGGCTTTGTTTTTGATTATGAAGGAGTGACATATAAATTTACTGGCAATTTTGCTCCTATGAATCAATTACTCGGTTTATTTAAATATGGTCGTGGAAATATTCCACCTTTAAAACGTTTAAATGAAGAAGAAATAGAAATTATTGACGATGAATTAGTAGAAATTATTGACGATGAATTAGAACAACCAGATATAAAGAGAACAATTGCTCTTGTACCAGGTGCTTTTAAACCACCACATAAAGGCCACCTTAATATGGTAAAACATTATGCAGATATGGCTGATAAAGTTGTTATTATGATATCACCTCTCTCTAGGAAAACTCCAAGTGGTGATGAAATAGGGTACGAAGTATCTAAAGCTATTTGGAAAATATATTTAAAAAATGCTGGCTTAATTAACAAAGTTGATATTATCCGTTCTCCTGTCAATTCTCCTGTCTCTGCTACATATGCCTTTGTTGAGAATAAAGATAATGATCCATCAATGGCCCAACCAGGAGATAGAATTATACCTGGATGTAGTACAAAAGGAGGCGATGAAGGAAGATTTAAAGCAGATTTTAATAAATATGCAAGAGAAGGAGTAGTTATTTCAGATCCTTTGAGTTGTGCATTTATAGCAGATAACGAAAATGCTTTAAGTGCTAGAGATTTTAGAGCCGCACTAGATAAAGCCAAAAATGATAAAAATGCTAAAAATGAATTAATGAATTTTATACCTGATGAAACAAACCCTAATGAAATTTTATCAATTCTTGGAAGTTTAAATGAATCTTCTTCCGTATCTAATGGTGCCATATCTGGTTTTTCTCGCAAGCTAGAAGAAAAGTTGATTAATGAAGTATTAAACTATTTATTAAGTAAAGGTAGAAAGGATATTTTATAATGAAAAATCGCATAGAAATTATTGAAGAAATTGTTTTAAGAGAAAATATTAGAAAAATATTATCTATTCATAGAAAAAAAGAAATTAAAAAAGAAAATTTAGAAGAAGCAACTTTAAGAAGAATAATTCGTAATATTTTAGTAGAAAAAATAGCTGTTGGTGATGAAGCTCCTCATGTAAATACTGGAATTAATAAATTAAGAGATACGCTTAAGAAGATCATACCACAAATTCGCGATGCTTATCTAGATTTGACTACTGATAGAGAACAAAGAGTGTCCTATATTAACCACTTAATTAATGGTATCAAGAATCTTTTAGCTCCTATTGATATTAACATCGATGCTGGATCTAAGCAAGAAGAACTAGAAGAAAAAATCGATATTTCTATTAACAGAGAAGAAGATAAATTTATTGACATTGGTGATAATATAATACCAAATAATGAAAAAGAAGAAGAAATTTCTGATGATGAAAAAATGATAATAACTGGCTTAGAAGCTTCTGATAATGATTTAACTGGAAGAAATACGGCTTTAGAAACATTTAAACAAATACAGAATCAAATTGTAAATGATTTTAGTTTGCTGGCTAATGATGATGATCGAGAAATGTATTATGATTATTTGTTAACAAATATTTTATTATGGAAAGATAGATTCGAAGAAATTTTAACATCTAATGCAGGTGAAGAAATTACTACTGACGAATACGAAAAAGAAAAAGAAAAATCATCTGTAATAAAAGAAAAAAATGAATATATAATTGAAATATTAGATTAATAATGTCTTGGAAAAGAAAAAGAAGAGTAATTGGTCGCAATACCTACTATAGCATTAGCACAAAGCTTCGTCAAGAACAAAAATCAAATGATGAATTTGAAGTAATGTTAGCTAATTTATCTTTAGAAGAAATAATTGCTTTAAAATTAGAATTAGCTAGCAAACCTGTTAATGGAAGACTTTACGGATTTCCCATATGGAAAAACTTGACAGACATAGTTAAGGATGCTATGTTTAGGTATGCCTACTCAGCTACTCGTTCACAACTAGAAGCTATGAGGTTCTTGGGCCTAAGAGAAGTAGATTTCTTAAAATATAAAAAAAGATATTCTATTATTTCTTATTTTGAAAACGATAAAGGGGATGCAACGGCTTCGACAGGGCAATAGAAGAGGAAAGTGCAAGCAGTCATGATGACTTTAAAAATCAAAAACAAATTAGTTGCCAATAACAACTCACATTTCGAAGTAGCTTTAGCAGCATAATCGAGGAGGTTGAATAGTACCTCCTGTCCAAACTATTCAAAACAACAGATAAGTTGTAAAAATTAAAAATGGTTACCCTCATGGTAAGTAGTAAGGTGGTATTACACAGGGTTCTACTGACAATAAACGACCCGGTTCTAGAAATAAGAGTCAATTATAGGAATACTTGAACACATATAGGTTTTAATCCTATTACTACATGTAGAGGTGGGCTTCCTAGGCTACATAAGAAGAGGGATTTTGTAGCATACCTTCTAATTGGTTTAATTAGACAAGCTTGTGAATGACTTAAATTAGATATCGCTGTGGACGTGGGTTCGACTCCCACCATCTCCATAATATATTTTATTAATTAATTCTTTTTTTATATAAAATAACTATTTATGATATATATTATTAAAAGGAATAATAATGAATGCCATCAAATACAAATAATCCTATAAATTTTGATAAAATATGGAAGATTTTAACATTATTTTTATCTGTTATTATATTACCATTGTTTGCATGGGTTTGGGATACAAATACATCTTTAGCGGAACTTAATAATGATCTAGGAGACGCTGAAAAAGTAATTATTAATCTTGAAACTAAAATTAAAGAAGCAGATGATAATACAAAATCAATAATTTCAATTGAAAAGGATATAGAATATATGAAGGGTTCATTAGAACGTATTGAAAGGATTATAGCAAATGGTTAGTTATGCAATTTTAACTTTACTTTTAAGTGGTACAGAAGCAGATAAAAAAGAACCAGATACAATTATTCCAGTTAAAACATATTCTTATACCATGCAAGAGGTTTCACAATTTTATTCGAATATCGACAATCAAGATGAAATAGATATCTCAGATGAAGTAAAAGAAACAGAACAGATAACATTAGAATTAAGAAATAAATTATTAGGTTTAGAAATGTTTTTAACAGATAAATCTCTTTATGAAAAATTCTGTTATCCACAAATTAGCTGGACTCAACCAGAATTGTGCGATTATCAGAAAGAGCCAAAGAGCAATTTACCTAAAGAATGTTTGGATTTGATTGTTGATACAGAAAATCAAAAAAATAATAATTAGTCTATTCAAGAAAAACATGTTTTTTATTTTTGGTATGCTTTATGGATCTATAGTGGCCACGTTGATAACCTATGGATTATTTAGTATATTGTATGGTCAACCAAAAACAAAAGATATTTTAGCCGTGCAGAAATGTTTGCAAGCAAATATTATTGATGAGTAATACTACTTATTATAGATCTGCGAGATCTATAAAGGCAGGAAATTAAATGGCTAAAAAAACATATGTCCTTGATACTAGTGTTTGCCTAACTGATGCTGATAGCATATACAATTATGGCAACAATGATATTATACTTCCTATTAAAGTATTAGAAGAAATAGACAAACACAAAAAAAGACAAGATAGTGTAGGTATTAACGCTAGAAAAATAATAAGGTCTCTAGATGAGTTAAGAGCCAAAGGATCTTTGCAAAATGGTATAAGATTAGGAAAAGGAAAGGGAATAATTAGAGTATCCTCTGCCAGCCCTGAATCTCTTCCAAATTCACTAGATATAACGATTCCTGATAATCAGATTATTTCTGTAGCTATATGCGAAGCACAAAAAACTCCAAATATTAAAAAAGTAATTCTTGTTAGCAGAGATATTAATATGCGAGTTATATGTGATTCGCTTGGTATTACTAGTGAAGATTACGCTGAAAATGAAATTATTAAGAAAGAAACCGGTTTATATCCTGGTTTTTCTACAATTGTAGTGGATGATCAGACTATAGATCATTTTTATAATGGTGAAAGGATAAAAATTTCTAAAGAAGATAAGAAAGATTTATCACATAACGAATTTGTATTGTTGGTATCTTCTTCAAATGAAAAGAAATCTGCTGTTTGTAAATTTATTTCCTATAATGAACCTTTAGAACCTATTAAAGAATTTAAAAAAGGTGTATGGGGAGTTAAAGCAAGAAACAAAGAGCAAATGTTTGCACTTGATCTATTAATGGATCCAGAAATACAAGTTGTTTCCTTGGTTGGAAAAGCTGGTTCAGGTAAAACTTTAATTGCTATCGCGGCAGGATTAGAACAAGTAGTCTCACAACTAGATGCTAAATATGGTTTAGTCGACTATGACAATAAGCCTTCCAAAAAGAAGGCTTATAAGCGTCTTGTTGTTTCTAGACCCGTTATGCCTATGGGTAAAGATATCGGCTTCCTGCCCGGCACTATGGAAGAGAAAATGGCACCCTGGTTGGCTCCTATACAAGATAACTTGAAGTTCTTAACTGGTGATGACCAAACTACGCTCGATGATTATATGGAAAGAGGCTTAATAGAGATTGAAGCACTTACATATATCAGAGGAAGATCTATTGCAAATGCGTTTATAATTATAGATGAGGCGCAGAATCTAACAGCACACGAAGTTAAGACAATTTTAACCAGAGTGGGAGAAGGGACAAAAATAGTATTGACAGGCGATATAGAACAAATAGATAACATCTATGTTAATGAAATGTCTTCTGGTTTAACACACGCAGTAGAAAAAATGAAATCTTATGATATAACTGGACACGTTACCTTAAAGAAAGGTGAAAGATCAGAAGTAGCAACATTGGCAGCAAAAGTATTATAATTTATTTGACAACATAGAAAACTTGTTATATATAAAAATTATGGAGTTTGATATGCAAAATAATGACACATTAACGCAAAGAGTCGATACAGAAACGCCTATTAAAAAATGGTTGGTTAATTACGTTGGATTAGAATTTGAAAGTAGACAAGACACAAATTTTGATAATTCTGTAACAGTAGAGATGATTGTTGAAGTAATGATGAAACAATTTCCTGAATTTGTTTTAGCAATCGCGGAAGAGAATTTTATCCGGGGATATAAACAAGCGCTCTTTGATATAGAATACACAAATAATTTAGAAGAAGAATTACAACATGGATAAAGATGAAACTATAAGAAAGATCATTCGTGAATCTTTAAATAAAAATAATCAATTTAGAAAAGAATTTTTATTAAATGGGATTATGTTTTATATTCAAGAAGCTTTCAAAGGAGACATTAATCTAGATTTTGTTATTAAGAAGATAGAGAATTTAATACCAAAAAGATTATTTAATGAAGTAGATATGATAATGGTTGGAGAATATGATTTTCTTACAAAAAGAAGTTTAGATGCGTTATATAACGAAGGAGCAATTTATCTAAGTCCAAACATATATTCTGAAAAGGAAATAATTGAAAATATTGTACATGAATTAGCACACTCTTTAGAAGAACCAAATGTGCTATTAATTTATGGTGATTCGTTATTAAGAAGAGAATTTCTTGTTAAAAGAGAGTTATTGAAGAGAGTATTAGAAAATAAAGGCTTTGATATTAGTAAATACGATTTTGAAGAAACTGAATATGATATAGAGTTTGATAAATTCCTATACGAAGAAGTTGGTTATATCAATCTAAGAGTCTTAACGAGCAGTTTTGTTTTTCGCCCTTACTCATTAACAAGCCTAAGAGAATATTGGGCGTCTGGGTTTGAGGATTACTATCTCAGCGAAAAGGTAGAAACTATAAAAGAATTAAGTCCAGTCTTATATCAAAAAATTATAGATATTGATGAAGTATATGAAGTATAATAAATTTGAAATTACAATAACCGAAGAACAAGTTTTAGTATCTGTTTCTGTTTTAGAAATGAACTCATTTAATAAAATAGGAAGAATTACAATAGAAACTAACGAAGTTATAGAAGAATTAGAGAAAAGAAATATAAAAATAGGCACATGTATCCAATCTGTTACTCTTAAAAACTGGAAAAACTTTACAAGAGAAGGAACATGGATTTTTAATAAACCAGAAATACTTGACAATGAAACTCATGATGTTATACTAGAAGAGGAAGAGATTCCAAGAAGAAGAAATAGAAGAAGAAAATTAGAGCAATTTATAACAGAAGAGGAATAGTTGTCGCACGTTTCATATTCAGAGATAAAGATTTGGCATGAGTGTCCTTATAAACATAAACTACAATATATTGATTGTATATCCGGTTTTGTTGGTAATGAACACACTGTATTTGGAACTGCTATTCATAGTGTTTGCGAGCATGGTTTACTTAATGAGAATTTAGACAAAGAAGAACATTTTAAATCTGAATTTGAAAAAGGAATTAATGATTTAAAAGAAAAAGAAGTTACATTAAATTATAAACTTATCGAAGAAATGATGGGTCAATATAAACCCATCATTTCTTCTTTTAGTAATGAATTAGAGAATTATTTTGGTCCATATGAAATAATAAATACAGAAGAAGAATTATATGAAGATATTGAAGGTTTTGATAAAAAGTTTAAAGGCTTTATAGACCTTGTTATTAAAACCAAAACAGATGATAAATATCATATTTTAGACTGGAAAACTTGCTCTTGGGGTTGGAATGCTAAAAAGAAAGCGGATACGATAATTAACTATCAGTTAATATTGTATAAGTATTTTTGGTCTAAAAAACACAATATACCTTTAAACAAAATAGAAACACATTTTGGTTTATTGAAGAGAACCGCCAAAAAAGATAACGTTGAAATATTTCGTATTACAAGCGGAGAAAAAAAGATAAAAAATGCCTTGACATTTTTAAATAAGGCTGTTACTAATATTATTAGAAATGTTGTTATAAAAAATAGACTATCTTGTACATATTGTCCGTTTTACAAAACACAGCATTGTAAATAAGGATTATAAATGGAAAAAAAGAAAATATTGGTCATTTCTGACCACCCATTGGCTCCTTCTGGAGTTGGGACACAAACAAATTATGTTATAAGCGCTTTATTGCGTACCGGAAGATATAAAGCCGTTTGCCTAGGTGGCGCGGTTAAACATCATTCTTACGAACCACAAATTATCAAGGGAGAAGAATGGGACGATGGAGATTGGGTAGTTTATCCTGTTGATGGCTATGGAACCCCAGACATTATCCGTTCTATTCTATGGACAGAAAAACCAGATTTACTTTGGTTTATGACAGACCCAAGATTCTATACTTGGCTTTGGCAGATTGAAAATGAGGTCAGACCGTTAGTTCCAATGGTTTATTATCATGTTTGGGATAATTATCCTCTTCCACATTTTAATTCAAAATGGTATCGTTCAACAGATGTTATTGCTTCTATTTCAAAAGTTACATATGATATTGTTAATAAAGTAGCGCCTGAAGTTGAAAATCATTATATTCCACATGCCGTTAATCAAGATATATTTAAGAAACTACCAGAAGAGGTAGTTGCACAATTCAAGGAAAATAACTTTCCAGAGCATAATAATAGAATGATCTTTTTCTGGAACAATAGAAATGCCAGAAGAAAACAATCAGGTACATTAATTCATTGGTTTAATAAATTTGCAGAAAGAGTAGGTCCTGATAATGTTTGTTTAATAATGCATACAGATCCAAAAGATCAAAGCGGACAAGACTTAGAAGCGATACTAAAAAATTTCAATATAGATGATGGAAGAATTGTTATTTCCAGAGATAAAATGCCATCAGAAGGTTTAGCTCTTATGTATAACATGGCTGATTGCACAATCAATATTGCTGACGCCGAAGGTTTTGGACTAGGTACCTTAGAATCATTATCATGTGGTACTCCTATTTTTGTTAATATGACTGGTGGCCTACAAGAACAAGTAACAGACGGAAATAATTGGTTTGGTATTGGTTTAGAACCTACTTCTAAATCCATGATTGGTTCGCAAGATGTTCCTTATATCTACGAAGATAGATTAAACGAAGATCAATTTGTTGATGCTTTACAGACCTTTTACAATACATCCAAAAATGAAAGAGACGAAATGGGTAATCTTGGCATAGAACATGTTAATAAAAATTATAATTTCAATACTTTTATTAATAAGTGGATTGAACTAATAGATGATGTTACTGTAAGATTAGGTTCTTGGGATACAAGACAAAATTATCAATCTTGGGAATTAAAGGAAATAGTATGAAAAAAACAATTTTGGTTAGAGGTCCCGTTTTAACACAATCTGGTTATGGAGAGCATACCCGTTTTGTGCTTCGTGCCCTAAGAACTCGCGAGGGTGAGTTTGATATTCATATTCTTCCTACTCGCTGGGGAGAAACTGGATGGTTAGCAATAGACGATGAATTTAGAACTTGGGTAGATACTAGGATTAATGCGGCGACAGTGCAATTGCATAATAAAATTCCATATGATATATCTATACAAGTAACAATACCGAATGAATGGCAGAAGCTAGCTGCTATTAATATTGGTGTTACTGCTGGCATAGAAACAAACAAAGTCTCACCGGTATGGTTACAACAAGCAAATTTAATGGATAAAATTATTACTATTTCTGAACATTCTAAGACTGGTTTTGATGTAGTATATACAGGACAACATCCACAAACTGGTCAACCAATTCAACTTTCAACAAATACTCCAATCGAGGTTTGTCATTATCCAGTTAAGAAATTTGAATCACTACCAGATATTAATTTAGAACTAAAACATGATTTTAATTATCTTGTAGTAGCACAGATGGGCCCTAGAAAAAATCTACAAAATTTAATCAAATGGTTCGTTGAAGAAAATTATGATCAAGAAGTAGGTTTAGTAGTTAAGACAAGTATTAAAAATAATGCTATTGTAGATAGAGATTTTACAACTACTAGTTTATTAAATTCTATTCCGAATATTCCAGATCGTAAATGTAGTGTCTATCTTTTACATGGAGATATGACAGATGCAGAAATGCACGCTCTCTATAAACATCCAAAAATAAAGGCTATGGTTTCACTTACGCATGGTGAAGGATATGGTTTACCTTTGTTTGAAGCAGCCTATAGTGGTCTTCCTATAATCGCTCCTGGATGGTCCGGCCAATGCGACTTCCTATATATGCCTTTTGATTCAAAGTCTAAGAAAAAGAAACAGAAGATGAAGGCAATGTTCGCTAATGTAGATTATACACTTGGACCAGTACAAGAAAGCGCTGTATGGCAAGGTGTTATTGAAAAGGATACTATGTGGTGTTATCCTGCCGAGGGCTCCTTTAAGACCCGTTTACGTCAAGTAAGAAACTATTATGACAAGTGGTTGGCAAAGGCTGAAGATCTTCAGGCTTGGGTTTGTGAAGAATTCGAATGGGAAAAGAAGCATGAGGGACTAGCTACGCTCCTAGACCAAGAATGTAATTCTTTGTCTGCTCAGGAAGAAGGATTTATGGTACTTTAGATGAAAAATGTTGTGTTTATAGGACAAGTTACTGACATTTCCGGCTACGGAAACGCAGCTAGAAGCTATTTGCAAAGTCTTTTGGCGTTACACACAGAAGGAAAGATCAGTTTAAAAATTATTAACTTTTCGTTTGAAAAAGCAAAAGTTGAAATTAGTAAAGAAATCGAGCATCTGTTTTTAAGCGAACAACAAGTAAGAGATATTTTATTTGAAGAATATGAAGTAATTTTCTTTTTAACAAATGACAACCTCCTTCTAGGAAAGGATAGGGAGGAGTTATTTTTTGGTTGGTTTGGAAAAATAAGACCAAATCTTTATAAAGTCTGTAAAAATGCAAAAAATCTTTTTCCATGTGTCGTATGGGAGACTGAAAAGGTTCCTTTAGGCGTTCAAAACGCATATCAAGAATTTAAAAATATAAATACATTATTGTGTGCATGTTCGTGGAATAAGGATGTATTTCTAAAGCAAACAGGTATTCCGTGCGTAGTAATCCCATACACGCTTGTAGGGTCAGGGACAACATTTGATGCATCCACGTTTCAAAGGCTTACAGAGATTAAAGACGAAAGATTTTCTTTCTGCTCTGTCTCCCAATGGGGATACAGGAAAGGTTTCGACATACTGATAAAATCTTTTCTCATAGAGTTTCAAGATGATCCAGTTGATTTAGTCCTAAAAACATATATTAATAAAGCCTTTACTTTTAAGGATGAAACATCTATAATAAAAAAAGAGATAGATGACATTAAGGCAAAGCTTTTTCTTAACCAAGTAGAACCACAGTGCAGGATCATTGTTATAAACTCTCTTATGAAAAAGGAAGAAATAAACTCTATCTATAGAAGTTCAGATTGTTATGTCACCTGTACTCGCGGCGAAGGCTTTGGGCTACCAATAGCAGAATTTATAAATTTTTCAAAACCTGTGATCGTTCCAGATAAGGGTGGCCACTTGGATTTTTGTTCGAGAGAAAACTTCTTTATAGAAAGTAGATACGAGCCTTTTACGGAACCCCCGCACACTCTTTATGAGCCTAGAATGAGAATTGTAGAGTCAAGTATGTCTTCTACAATGGAAAAAATGCGAGAAGCATATAACCTGTTTAAACAAGACAATGAGACTTACTTAGAAAGAGGTAAAAAGTCTAGAGAATTTTTATCAAATTACTTAGATGCCAAGCAGAATACAAAACTTTTTAAAAAGCTATTGGAGAAATGATGGAAAAAATTGCTGTTGTTAGCGGAGTAACCGGTCAAGACGGGAGTTACCTTACTGAATTGTTACTGAAAAATAACTACACAGTAGTTGGCCTAGAAAGAAGAACAGTATGCGAAAATGCAGACAAAAGAAAAAACATCAGCCACTTACTAGAAAATAAAAGATTCATCCTGGAAGATGCAGATGTTAGCGATTTTGCGTCCATTCAACGTATCATTTCTGAATATAACCCAGAAGAAGTGTATAACCTAGCTGCGCAATCACATGTTGGTAATAGTTTTAAAACTCCTATTTCAACAAGTCAAATAAACTACTTCGGCTGTTTGAACTTTTTGGAATCAATCCGACTAACTAACCCAAAAATAAAGTTTTACCAAGCCTCTACCTCGGAAATGTTCGGTGATAATATAAAGTGCCCGCAGAATGAAAACACTACATTCTCCCCAGTGTCGCCATACGCTTGTGCAAAGTTGGCCTCACACCATGTTGTGGGTACTTATCGAAAATCATATGGTATTTTTGCTTGTTCTGGAATCCTATTTAACCATGAATCGCCCCGACGAGGTGAGGATTTTGTAACCAGAAAGATAACAAAAGCAGCGGCAAGAATTAAACTCGGATTGCAAGATGAATTAAGGCTAGGAAATTTAGAGGCTCAAAGAGATTGGGGTTTTGCAGGTGACTACGTTGAGGCAATGCATTTAATGCTACAGCACCACTGTCCAGATGATTATGTTGTTGCTACAGGTGAAACAAATTCAGTTAAACAATTTTTGCATTATATATTTGATTATGCTGGACTTGATGTAGAAAAGTATGTTATTATAGATCCAAAGTTCTATCGTCCATGTGAAGTACCAAAACTATGGGGAGATCCGTCCAAGGCAAGAAGAATTCTCGGATGGGAACCAAAAGTTACCTTTAAAGAACTGGCAATTATGATGTATGAAGAGGAATTAAAAAGTTTAAAATGACAGATTTTAGTTTTTGTATCATTACTGATAATAGCGTAGAAGCTTGCGAAAGAATAGTGCACATGGCACAATCAATTCTTGATCTGAATATTCCAAATTATGAAATATTAGTGATTGGTGGGCGAGGAAATAATTTTACAAGCGATATTTCTAGATTTAATATGCGTAAGTTTGATTTCGATGAGTCCATCAGAAGAGCGTGGATAACGAAGAAAAAGAACACAATTGTTAAGAAGTGTAAATATGAGAATGTTGTAATGATGCATGACTACTTTCTCTTTCACAAAGACTGGTATGTTCATTATAATAAATTCTTTAAAGAGAATGATTATGACGTATGCTGTAATCCAATTACTATGATAAACGGAGCGAGGGATTACACTGACTGGATTTTGTGGGACCACCCAGAATATCGAAAACAATCTACTATTCCGTATTCCGATTGGGATAAAACAAAATGGCAATATATTAGTGGCGGCTACTTCTTGATAAAGAAGCAATTCATGATTGATAATCCATTTAATGAAGAACTCGTAGCTGGAGATGAAGAAGATGTTGAGTGGAGTCTAAGAATCAGACAAAAGGCTAAAATTATATGTAATCCAGATTCACATGTCAGGCACAGCAAACGACATAGAAACATGACGATTAATGCACGGAGTAGGATGATATGATCAAGTTAGTTATTTTAGATATTGATGGTGTCTTGACTGATGGCAGAAAATACTATGGGATAGACGGGATTCCATATAGTAAAACATACTGCGACAAAGATTTTACAGCAATTAAAAGAATGAGAGGATCTGGTGTTGAAGTGTGCTTCTTGTCCGGTGATGAAAGAGTAAACAAGGCTATGGCAAGTAATAGAAACATACCATTTTATTCTGCTCGTGGAAAAGACAAGGCAGAATTTGTAGAAATATATGAAAAACATTATAATGTTTCTAGAAAAGAGATGCTTTATATTGGTGATGACCTGTTTGATAAAAGCATTATGGAACAGGTTGGGCACGCATATTGTCCCAGTGACGCTTGCAGAGATATAAAAATGCTCTGCGGAGAAGCAAACACTCTATCAAATAAAGGTGGTCACAATGCAATTTGTGAATTATTTGATATCTTGTTAGATAGAAAGCTCATATCTGATTGCACAATGAAAGAAGTTGAAAATCTAGATAAAAAGGAAATGTTTTGAAAAAGATAGGTATAGTTGGAAAAAGATATGAAGACGTAAAACTTTATACTGAGCGTAACCAAATTGGTGAAAGCAACAACTGCCTAATACACGAAGAATCTCTAGGTGGAATGTATAATTTTCGGTCAACAGAAAAAGAAAATTTTGATTTGATTATGATGGAAAGCGGTATTAAGAAAGCATACATTGTCGAAGACAAAACAATGAGTACCAGAACTAGCTACACATATACTTCTAAACCATCTATAATTGATAACTCACTCACAGAAAAATTAAATTGTTTAGACTGGGTTCATTTCGCTTATTTAGACGATCTGGAAGATATTGAAAATATTAAAAAAATAACAAAACCATACAGTATTGACTTTTGCATGAATAAAGATAGGCTCTCATACTCTTGTTATATAGATGCTGCTAGTATTGTGTTTGATTCTAGGGAAAGAAAAAGCTTATATGATAGCATCAATACTGATACACCAATCATCTTTCATGATGAAAAGGGATGTGAAGTTGTCATAGACGGTAAGATTATTTGTGAACATTTTTGTGAAACACTAAAAAACATTAGTGTAAATGGAGCAGGTGATATTTTTGCAAAATATTTTCTTAAAAAACATTTTATAGAGAATGATAGGATTGAAAACGCTAGTCAATATGCGCTACAAAACGCAACATTATTTTTAAAACTTAGGAGTATTAACAAATGAAAAAGTATAATTTGCTTCTCCCGATAGCAGGTCGAGCACAAAGATTTTTAGACGAAGGCTATACAATGCCAAAGCCTCTTATAATGGTTAAGGACAAACACATAATTGATTTGGCGATGGAATCAATCAGCACAGAAGATTGTAATATAATTTTTGCTGTTAGATTAGAGCATATTAACAATTTTTCTATTGATGATATTCTAAGAGAGAAGTTTGGTAACGAAATAAAAATAGTTGTGGTAGATCGGGTAACTGATGGTTCAGTTTCAACTTGTCTTCTAGCAAAGGAACATATTGATAATGAACTGCCACTGATTATTTACACCCCAGACGTATACTTTGAGAATCAGTTTGACCCAAATTCTATCTCTGAACAATTAGATGGTTTTCTTTTAACATTCAAGGCGAACAGCGCCGCTCATAGCTATGTTGAGATTGATGATGATAGTATGGCGATTAGAACTGCTGAAAAAGAAGTAATAAGCCAGAACGCAGCAGTCGGAGTGTATTACTATAAGACAGGTAAAATGTTTATAGAGTACGCTGAAGAGATGATCAATAAAAATATTAGAACAAAGAATGAGTTTTATATTTGCCCTATGTATAATTTGATGATCCGTGATGGCGCAAAGGTTTCAATAGGCCAAGTAGAAAAGATGCATGTGCTAGGTACACCCGCCGAGCTTGAATTTTTTGTAGACAATGTTATGGCTAGATTTGGTCAAAAGCCAGTCGCACTTTGTTGTGACCATTCAGGGTTTAACATGAAGGAATTGGCTAAGAAGCTTTTGGATAAAAATCAAGTTCCATACATAGATTTTGGCACATATGTTAAGAAAGATTGTGATTATAATGAATATGTTAAGGCAGCAATTGATGCCATTAATAATAAAGATTGTGATTTTGGGTTAGGATTTTGTAGAACTGGTCAAGGTGTAAATATTCTAGCCAACCACTCAGAGGGGATTAGATCGGCATTGGTAATTGATCAATACATGGCAGAACATGCTATTAGACATAACTGCACAAACTTCTTTGCAATACCAGAGAAGTATGTCTCTGAAGATGATCTAGACAAGATGATTAAAATATGGAAGAATACAACTTTTGATGGTGGAAGACATATGACAAGAATGAAGAAGACAATCGGAGCAAGAAAGTGAAAGACATAAGTTTGCACAAAAGATTGCTAAAGTTGTTATATGAGCATAATGAAGAACATGTTGGCTCCTATTTCTCATGTATTGATATTATTGATGATATTTTTATTTTGTCTAATGGTCATGCTGCATGTGCACTATACAGTGTATTAGAGAAATATTATGATCATATTGATGCTGATGATCTGGTAGCCAAGCATGGCGGTCACCCTAATTGCGATGAAAAAAATCATATCTATGCTTCGACCGGCAGCTTGGGTATGGGAATTTTAATAGCGGTTGGCAGAGCACTAGCAAACCCCGACAGAGTAGTTCATGTTATGGTTAGCGACGGAGAAACCACAGAGGGTTCTGTATGGGAAGCTTTGCGATACATTGAAGAATGGAATGTCAAAAATATTGAAGTCTATGTTAATGCTAACGGATACGCTTGTTACGACGAAATGGATATTGACTATTTAGAGCGCCGTTGCAAAGCTTTTTTACCGAGAATAAATTTCCATAGGACCACACAGCAGACTTTTCCATTCTCATTTTTGCATGGATTGGATGCCCACTACATGAAGATAGATAAAGAGCAGCACGACGAGGCGCTAAGGGTATTAGAAAATGAGTGTTAGAAAAGTATTCGTATAATTATTGCACAAAGCAATGAGAAAAAATAAAAACATAGTCTTTGTGATCGGTGACTTGGGCTACGGACACTTCGATGAAATCAGAGAAGAATTCCCAGACAGGGTATACAATCCAGGCGCCGCCGAACAACTAATGTTAGGAATGGCTTGTGGGATGGCGCTAGAAGGGAAGATACCAGTTTGTTATTCTATGACTCCCTTTATTTTGTACCGTCCATTTGAGATAATACGAACTTATATTGACCATGAAAAAATTCCGGTTATACTGGCAGCAGCCGGTAGAGATAAGGACTATGGAGCCGCTGGCTTTTCTCATTGGGCAACAGATGATCGACTTCATTTAAATGGATTTAAGAACCTAAAGAAGCACTGGCCTGATGAAGAAGAGTTAGAAAATATATTTGATTCTGTGCTAGAGTCTAAGGAACCACACTATATCAACTTGAAAAGATAAACAAAGGGACTAAAATGATTATAAATAGTGATAAAAAGTTTGTTTTTGTGGCTATAGCTAAAACTGCCTGCACTTCTATACATAGAAGGTTTGGCATTTATCGAGACCCAGTACCTAGTATATATCATATGCATCTTAGAGATATTTTAAAAGCATATCCAATGGTAAAAGACTATTATAAATTTGCTTTTGTGAGAAACCCATATGATAGATTACTAAGTGCGTATTATAATTTTAGATTCTCGCCCGAACATTCCGAGTGGGCATATCCAATCTACAAGTACGATACATTTCGCGATTTTGTTTTAGATATAGAAAACTCTGGGTGCTTAGAGTTCATACATCTCGCCCCCCAGTTTGATTTTTTGAAGGTAGGTAATGATATAGGGGCTGATTTTGTTGGTAGGTATGAAAACTTAAATGAAGATTTTGCAAAAATTGAGAAACGTTTAGGGTTAAGGCATGTAAGACTACCAGTTGCAAGAACCTCCCAGCATCCTCATTATACAATAGCTTACGATAATGAAATGCGAAAAAAAATGCAAGAAGTATACGAAAAAGATTTTGAGGTATTTGGATATGAAAAATGATAAATTATGTATATTACTAAGTCATTTTTATGTAAAAGCGCAAGAAAAATATAAATTTGACATATTAAATTATGTCTTAGATCACTACAGAAAGCAAGACTGTTTTATTATAGTTGTGGGTCATGGAGAATTAAAGATTCCTGATACTATCATTGATAAAGTTGATGATTTTTACTGGGAAGACGGCATAGATGCATCTCAAATAGGCCGCGGCCATCCAAAATTCTGCATAAAAGGATACGAGATGGCAATGAAGCACGGATTTCAAAAAATTCTGAAGACAAGAGCGGAAGATCTAATCGCAGAAGAAGATGTTAAAAGTTTCTTAGATTTAAAATTAGGCAATAAAAAATTAATTGTATCTGAACAAACTAGTTTTTCAAACAGAATAATGGGAGACTTATTTCATTATGGGGATTTGCTGTTTATGCATAAATTATGGACCTCGATGCCATGGAATCACAGCAAAGATGGGTTAACAAATTTATTTCACAATACAATGAATCATTTTCAATCTGATATTGACAAGATTAAAGAAAACCTTTCGTTTTTTAAGGTTGAAGAATTAAAATGGGTGTGTGTTACCGATTCGTGGGACAATTCAACTAAGCATCCAAACAACTTAATAAATTGTTACTGGGGTCGTAATCGGTATAAATATATGGGAGGCTTTTGATGAACCTAATATCACATCGAGGCTACGAAGACGGAGAAAATACACTATTGGAGAACCACCCAACACAAATTAAAAAATTGCTAGAAATGGGAATAAATGTTGAGATAGATGTTTGGTATATTGATGGAAAGTATTTTTTAGGCCATGAAGGGCCTAAATACCAAGTTGAGGAATCTTTTTTAAAACTAGATGGGCTTTGGTGCCATGCTAAGAACGAGCAAGCTTTAGAGCAAATGTTGGCTTGTGAGGCACATTGTTTTTGGCATCAAGGAGATGACTATACGATAACCTCTAAAGGTCAAATCTGGGCTTATCCCGGTAAGAAAACCAGTGGGAAAAATACAGTTTTTCTGTTCCCAGAGAAATACCCGCATATTGATGAACAAAAATATGATTATATTTGTACGGATTATGTTATAAAATATTTGAAAAATTAAAAAAATTAAATAATAACTTTACAAAGCAAAAAAGCGTGTTATATTATATAAAAGAGCAAAATGACAGATATGTATTTGGCCGATCAGTCCCTCGGTTCATTAATAATATATGAAGAAGATTTGAAGCGTTTAAAGGAATAAAATGACTGCTTATGAAATTAAATTTGTTCCCAAGGGTTGGGGATTCGAAAAATGGATCGTAAACAGTGAAGAATACTGTGGAAAACTTTTATATCTAGTAAAAGGAAAAAAGTGTTCTTGGCATTATCATAAATTAAAAGATGAAGTTTTTTATGTGCAATCTGGTAAAGTTTGTGTTATATATTCTATGGATGATGATATTGATAAAGCATCATCACTAGTACTTGAAAAAGGCGATAATTTTCATGTTTTTCGTGGGCTTCGTCATAGAATAATTGCTTTAGAAGACACAGAGTTATTTGAATTTTCAACACAACATTTTGATTCCGATAGTCATAGAATAGAAAAAGGAGACTAAAATGACAGATATGTATTTGGCCGATCAGGCCCTCGGTGCTTTAATGATGGCGCTACAAAAATCCCTAATGGAACAGTCTGATATTGTACCAGTTCTAAAGGGTTTCAAGTTCCGTCTTTCGGACCAAGGTTTGGTTGTTATTAACCCACCTTTGGTGAAGTTTGAAGACAGTTCAGAAGAAGAAGAGGAATAATTTAATGCCTTGCTATACTTATAGATGCAAAGCGTGCTTACAAAATTATCAAGCCGTTCATTCTATGTATACAAAGTTATTTGATTGTGAATTGTGTGGCACTATGGATTCATTAGAAAGAATACCACATGTGCCTTTTACAATTTCCAGCAATGAAACTACTAATAAGCCTGGTGAAATAGTAAAAGAACACATAGAGGAAACAAGAGAGGCTATTAAAGAGGAAAAAAGAAACATGATGAGAGAAATAGAATAATGTTAGAAGCTATAATTATTTTAATTTGTGTATTTGTAGTTTCGATTGGTTTAAATCTTGTCCAATTATGGTATACTAAAAATGTTTTAACTAACTTCATTGATACAATGGATAATCTAAAAGAAGTAACTGATGAAATTATTTTGTTTGATAGACACTTGAAAGAAGTATATGAATTGGAAATGTTTTATGGTGACGAAACTTTAAATAGCCTTTTAAAGCACTCTAAAGCATTGAGTGAAATGCTTACAGATTTTATTGATATTTATGCAATAACTGATGAAGAAGTAGATGAAGAACAAGAGGAAGAACCAGAAGATATGGAAGTATCTAATGATGCCTAGTCCTAAACCTGTAAAACAAAGAAGAAAAAACAATAACTACTTTACAAAAGAACATGAAAATGCAATCATAAAATATGTTAATTCTGAAAGTTTTTCTGAGAGGTCCTATCTTTATAACGAATTCATAGGTCCTGTTTTTGATGAAATGGTTGATAAGATAGTTTATACTTATAAGTTTTTTACCTTACCAAATATAGATGTTTTAAGAGACGAGTGCAAGATTTGGTTAATAACCGTCTTACCCAAATATGATAGCAATAAATCAAAGGCATTTTCATATTTTTCGGTTATAACTAAAAATTGGTTTATTCATAAAGTAAAAAAACAAACAAATAGAAAAAAAACAGAATTAGAATTAATAGAGGAAATACCAAAAGATTTAGAATATAAATATGTTTCGACTATAAATCCTTATCACAAAGAAAGAGAACACCAAGAGTTTTTAGACTTCTTAAAAGAAGAGATTAGTTCTTGGGAAAGTTCAGAAATGAAAGAAAATGAAGAAAAAATACTTCAAGCAATAAAGATATTATTTGAATCAGCAGATGAAATAGAAATTTTTAATAAGAAAGCTATTTATTTATATATAAGAGAAATTACTGGTTTAAACACAAAACAAGTTGTTAATCATTTAAGCAAGATGCGTGTTAAATACAATACTTTCAAACAAAAATGGAATAACTGCGAATTATGAAAAAATTAGATCATTATCTAGAAGAAGCATTAAAAAATGTAAGAGAAGATAGAGAGGTTACTAGACAACTTCTAGATGATGTAATCCGTTTTTTATCCAAAGACGAACAAAGACACACACAGGTAGGTTTAACTGCTGCTAAATATGTCGAAACTCTACAAAGAAGTAACGAACAACTTGTAAAATTATCATCTTTAATCCACAAACAACAATCTGGAAATTCTGGTTTGACAGAAGAGGATAAATCAGAAATATTTGATATTTTACAGGATAACAATTAATGGCATTAAAAAGAAACATTAACTACCCAGCAGCATCGAATTATAAACCTATTATTAGAAGAGATATTCTTCAAGATGACCCAATAGCTGCTTGGTCAGAAGCAACTAGACAATCAAGAGATATAAATATCTTTGAAGGTATTGAGTCTTTCTATGGAGTAATTTTAGGTGGTAGACTAGTAGCGGCAGAAGGTACGATTTTAGCTGCACTTCATCATGATGATGCCGACGACGAAAATGCTGTTAATAATATGTCTCAATTTGAATATCAAGTAGGAATTTTTAACGGTGACGGCACTGGTCTTACAGATTGGATGGAAAATCCATTAGATATGACAGAAGGTAGTTTAAAACAACAGTTTTTTACTTCCTTGATTGATTATATACCAATGATTTTATCTACTGGTATTAATGAAAAAAAACTTAATAAAGGTTCTATTGTTAAAGTCAAATATACAAATTCAAATTTTACAGATGGTATAATAGTAGAAATAGTTAAAAAGAAAACTGAAACAGAAGGACAGGCCGGCGCGCCGCTCGGAGCGAAGACAGCAGTAAATAATCGTGATAGCGCGCCAACGGGGGCTCTAAGTAACATGGAATGCCTCCCACAAGGTGTGAGTGCTAACCCTGGCGTCAAGCTTGGAACGGTGCAGATAGCATTTCTCGATGCGCTGCGCCAGGAGACCGACGCGCCGCTGTATGTGACAAGCGGAACGCGCACTGTAGATGAGCAAGCCGCGGCGATGAGGGATAAATACGATAGTGGAGGCATCAAGGAGATCGAGAAAGTCTACAAAAAAACGGTGGCCGACGCGGTGGAGGCCCGCACGGACGACACCCTCGCTAGCTGGTCGGCAGTAGTGCGGTACCTCATAAATATCAAACGCTTCAGTATCGAAACAGGCCACCTCGGCGCCGACGCGATAGACCTGCGGTCCAACAACCTGACCCCCGACCAGATCAAGGAAATCGTCGACGCGGCGAATGAACTAGGCGCGAAGGGATTCGAGGAGGGGAACCCCCCGCACATTCACATAGAGAAACTGTCGACGGCGTTGAAAAGCCTTGGTGTTAAACCTTCAGATTCATGCGACGATGCTAATAACAATGGAATTCCAAAAAATAACGAAGCGCTCGTCGGCGCTGGATTTGGTGGATATACACTTGAGTGAGGCATAACAATGGAACTCCACAAAATAACTAGCTTATTGAAAATTCTAGAAACTTTGGTTTTTATACCATACCAAGTGAGCCTTGGCATTGGGAATATAGAGTTCATGAAGAATAAGAATTTGATGTTAACCAGCAAGGTATAAATAAATGTCTAATAATGATCCAAATATATGGTCTGGACAAAAGCCCAGTAAAAAAGAAATAAAAGTAGCAGAAGCGATTATGGATGAATCGCTTTCATCTGATAATAGTTTAGAACAATTAGCAGACGCAGGAGGGGGTATATTTCCAGAATCAATAAATACTACAATATCTCGTCCGGATATAGAACCAAGAGAAGATTCTTTAGCCAAAAATATAACATCTGGCCCTGGTAATACTCTACAGCCAGAAATAACACCAGAATATAATAAAGCAGATAATGAAATTGTTATTCCTAGTTTTGACCAGAGAGAAGGAAAAACTAATTCTATTATAGTATTTGGCAGAGATAGGAATATCGGTGTAGAAACTGGATATGGTGGAAAAGGACATACTAAATCATCAGCAATAGATATAATAGTTGGTTTACAAGGTTTTGATGCTAGAGCAGGAAGTTCAGAGGACAAAACAGGAAAACGAATAGCAGGATATGCTAATAAAAACTTTGGTTCAATGAGAGCAGATAAACCAGGAGATGCAGCAAGAATTTTTATTTCTCAAAGATGCGATATAGATAATTATTTTGATATCGCTGAAGGTTCCGTAGGGAATTCAATAGCTGATTCCGCGATTGGTATGAAAGCAGATTCAGTAAGAATCATGGCAAGAAAGGGAATTAAATTAGTTACAGGCGGCACAACTGCAAGACTAGCAAATGATGGTAAAAAAGATGTAATTTATGGTATTGATTTAATAGCTGGTAATATAGATATTCAACAAGAATCTATCTTACCAATTGGAAAAAAACTAACAGAAAATGAAAGATTCTATTTACAACCTATTCCAAAAGGTTACAATTTAGAAGAATGTTTAGAAAAGATGAATGAACTAATTATGGTGTTGAATACTAAAATAAACAATGTTGTTAACTTAACCAATTTATTAACTTTTGCGGTTTCACAACCAATGGGTGGTGTAGCAGCACCAGCCGGATCAATACAAATAGTAGATAATTCACCTTGGGTAGAAGCATGGTTAACATATATTCAAACAAGATTAAGAACAATTGGTGGAGAATTATATAAACATAGAATAGATATTATAGGTGTAACGGGCGATTATTTAAAATCTGGCTCCGCTGCTTATATAAACAGCAAACATAATAGGACAAATTAAATCATGGCTAAAAAGAAAAATAATCAAGGTAGGGAAAGCTTCGAAGCGTTTGCTGGGGATGAGAGTTTAAATATAGCAAACAGAGGAGCAGAGAAGAGTTTAAGAAAAAAAGCACAAGAATTTCTTGGAAATCCGAAAGGCGATAATGAGAAACAGAGACCACCAGCACGGAGCGCAGCACCTATGGCTGGTTCGGAAACGGCCATAGAAGCTTTCAAATTTCTAGAATGTGACCCGCTTATCCCAGGAGAAGAACCAGAACCTTGTCCGATTTGTCAAGAAAACCCATTTGCTTATGTCCCTGATTTTACCTTGATGGAAAATGGTGAAGTTTTCTTTGATGGAAAAAGGTGTTTACAAAGTATCGTTTTGACCGTCCCTTCACCAATATTAGAAGGACCAGATTATACAGAATTAAATAATCCAGCTTATATTCTTTCGAAAAAGGCAGAAGGTATTCGTTTAATTTTAGATTATTATAATAAATCTGACATAGCAACTGTTTATTATTATGTTGAAAATGATAGTAAAGAGGGAGCAGGAGATACAATAGCTCAAGTGATAGGTGGACCTGCCGGCGAACAGGCCGTTGCACTATCCGCATTTATCCCAGTTATCCCAAACCCAATTCCAGGATATCAATTAGTTTCTGAGGAGAGAAATGTAGTTGAAGAACTCCTACAATATACAGAATACGAATTTAGAATTCCAATTCAACAAAAAGCACAATCAAGAATTTTAATTTCAATACCCGTAGAATATTTAGACCGTTGCCCCGATAAAGCAATAACAGAACCAAAAACAATCTTTCAAACAGATTTGGAAGTTACAATTAATGGCGATGACTTTAAGCCATTCTTTCGAAGAGTCAATAAGGCATTTAGATTTTATCACAAACAACTACAACGTTGGTCTACTTTAGAAGGTGGAAAATTAGTAGAATTAACTGATAATGGTGAGCCAGGACCATCTGTATTTCTTAATTTAGATACAGAGGCCAATTTAATTGATACATTCCAAAATACAATAGAGAATTTTATAGAAGATATAGGCTTATCGGTAGATCAATTTAAACCAGCAAAATTAATAGAAAAAATAGTTTTAAAATTTGAACCAAAAGAAGATGCTAAACAAGGGATAAAATTAAAAGAGATTATTTTAAATAAACCTGGTTGTCCAGATATTGTTTTTAATGAGGTAAATGCTGATACAAGAGCAAAATTTATTCAACTCTTAAAACAAGCACCTATGGGCGAAAGTAGAACACTTTATTATATTGGTGCTTTACCAGAAATGGATATTGATTTAACTGCTTTAACTCCTGTACCATGGCTTGAATTTATAACAAAATATACTTGGCCAGGTTTACAAGTTTTTTATGGCGATAATTCAAATTCTATGTTGAATGATCCAACAATGGCAGCGTGTCTAGCATCTAGTACTTTTAATGCTGAATCTGACCAGACCGTAGATCAATTTATGTCTTTTGTTTCTGATACTGCTTTGAGTTTACCAGATGCTATATTAGATAAGTTTTCACAAAATACTTGTTTAACTAGAGAAGATAAATTTAAAAATCCTTTTGAAGATTTTGATTCTATAGAAATAGCATTAGAAGAAGCAAAGAAAAGAATTGCTGGTGATAATCCTTATTTACAGAACTTTTTTAACACATTAATAACTTCTTTGGCTATAACTGTCACACCACTTCCAGAACAAGATAGAGGAAAAGGGATCAAAAAAGGATTACAAAACTACATTTGGGAAGATTTTTTTGATCGCTTGAAATGGTGCGGTTGGATTTCATTAATGCTCAAGGCAGTTGAGTGTGTATCACAAAATCTTGGTGTTGAAGATGCACAAAAGGCATTGGTAGAAGCGGCTTTTAATGCTATGGAAACTGCTCATGTAGAACGTGTTTTAATAGGTTTACCACCTGAAGCACAACAAGCTGTTTTTGATTCTTTAGAAGAAGAACTAAAAAAATTACCTGCTCCTTGGGATCCTAACGGTTTAAATTCTATAGATTTACTGGGAAGACCAGAAGTAGGACAATCTCCTTATGAATATGTAGGAGAACGAATAAAGGAATACCTTTCTGATTCTTCAGGAGAAGAACCAGAAATATCAACTGCTCTTTCGAATACTAACGCTATTCCGTCAGCAGCCGGACAGTCTTTATTTGGTACTTCTTATAGCTCTGAAACAGGACAATTTTCATTTGGTTCGCAATCGAAAGGCTCTGGTGGTTCCTACGGCACAGCTTTAGGGAACGTACAAAAAGATATTGTTGATGCCTATAGAAATGCCGCATTACAAGCTGTCGGCGCCGACGTTTTATTAGAACAGATTAATAAACTTCCTGGAGCACCGATAGTATCTAATTTCATCAAGCATATTCCTTGTAAACCAGTTCCTCCAATAGCGTTTGATCCAAGATTAGATTCATTTTTAAATACATTAGCGTTAGATTTTAATTTAGAAGAATGTAAATTTACAACTGATATTACAACGCCAAAATTACTTAGGATTGGTATTGGTAATCCGTTAGATTTATTAGCAAAATTGGCTAAAATGGCATTGGAGGCGATTTTAGAAGCAGCATTGGCTATTGTTGTTAAAGCAATAATTTTAATATTAGAAAAACTATTTTCTTTAGCATGTGATATTCTATCTACACTTGGGGCGAATTTATTAGATCTTATCGATGGAAGTGATAAATTTAAAGATCTTTTAAAAGAAAATATGTGTCCAGACGCAACGGACGAACAACTTTATGACAGCTTAAAAAACATATTTGCTTCTGTTGGCGGTCCAGAATCAGATTGTTTAAGAACTCTTGCTAATGATGAAATGGCTAAGTTTATACAAGATGTTTCTTTAATGATGACACAAGGTCAATTAATACAATTATTAGAAGGAAATCCATCAAAAGAAACCCTACAACTTGCTAAAGAAGTAGCTGCTGTATCAGATTCACAATGTATTCGCGATGTTTTTGGAGACGGAACAGCATTTAATAATCTTTTTCCAGCAGTTGCAAAGCTTATTCCCAATCTACAAGAAATAAAAGATAATTTAGGAAGCTTTGATTTAAATCGTCCAATCTACCCATGCCCTCCTGAAGCAAAGAATAGAATAAACGAAATCAAGTGTAATCTACTACAAGAAAAAGGTTTATCACCTGAACAATGTAGAGAAGAACTAGCAAAATCTAGAGAACAAGCACTTTCAGATTTAAATGATTTATTAAATAATTTACAGAACGGTCCTCTAGCTAATTTCCCGCCTTTGGTTGGAGAACCAGGGGAATGCGCTAATGACGGATTTTTCCCGGCTATTGATCCTATGCAGGCTGATTTATCTGCTAGTATAACGGAAAGCTTATTCCAAAAGATAGAAATAAAACATTTAAATGATTTATTAGATAATATAAATCCCTTTACTGGACAGGCTGGTGTTTTAAATATGATCCTTTCTGATACGAAAGGTAGGTCTTTAAAAAGGCACAATACTTGGGTGCGTTTCTTCGGGTCTCCATTAGCAAATGAATTAGGTTTTTTTGAAAGTTGGTCCGATGATGCTATTCGTAAACCAACCGGAGATGGACCAGTACCAGGAAATGATAATGTTCCTATTAATATTTATGGTGAAGAATTAAGTGGTGATTTAGGAGGAAAACAAACCTTTTTTGGTTATTCAGAAGGCGGATTTCCTCCAACAGTCGGTGCTTGGATGGCAAAACAATTAAGAGAACTCAACCCAGAATTCAAAACAATTATAACACCGGAAGGGTTTGCAACTCTTGGAGATGCTAAAAATGCTTATAATACTATTGATTTAATCAATAAAAGCAGAATAGCAAATCGTTCGCGATATGTAGAAGGATTTATAAATGAATTTGAATTAACAAATAATCCTTCCATGTTAGGTATGGTTCAAAATATTCGAGTCGCATTATCTGGTTCAGATTTGTTTATCAAAAGTGAAGATCCAAAAAAACAACCAGATTCAATCTCAAAAGATAGTGCGCAAGAAATAGTGAGAAATATTTTAAACGGTGAAAAAGTTAAAATAAACGGTGAAACAATAGCAAATGCTAGCGAGAATACTCCGTCTAAATGGTCGACTTTTAATAAAGCATTCGTAGAAACAGAAGGAGAAATATTCACAACTTTCTATGATGCACGAGAAGAATATGATTTAGTAACATATCCAGATACTTCTTCGGCAGATATAAGATTGAAATATAATTCATATCCGGAAAATAGTGGAGATGAAAGTGCTTTGCCGGGCTGGGAATATGAAATTCAATTAGATTATAACATGACTGATGATGAAGGAAATATTATACCAACAAACGAATACAATTTAAAAATTGTTGAAACTTCTCGTACTTCTGGGGCGGGAGGTGCAGAAGCAAGAAAAGAAAGAAGAAAACTAGAGAAATCAGGTGAATTACCTCCAGATTCTATTTTAGAAGAAGGAGAATATGTTTTTACAAAACACGACATAACAACAAAAAACATTATTGATGGACAAATTGAAAAATATATTTCTTCATTAGAAATAAGTGATGTGGTAAAAGATTCTTATCAAATAGAAACATTTTATAGATTTTTAGCAAATCGTATTTTAGAAGCAACAGACGATCAAAAATTTGTAAAATTAGAGATATTACAACCAGAATTTAGAGATTATTTTGCTAAAGGTTCTGGTGGGAAAGACCGTCTATACGATAGAATATCGAATGCATTTATTAAAAGAATTTCTACAGTTGTTTCCACCGGTAAAGTAGATTATACTTTGCAAGAGGAACCAGAAGTAGAAAATGAACCAGGATTTTTAGAACCTGAAATACCAGATACTACAGTTGAACCAGAGCTTTCTAATACAGAAGAGAAGATTGCCGATGGTATTGATCTAGATGCAATTTCACCAGCATTCCATTTTGGTTATGACCCATATAAAGAACCAGAAGTTATATTCCTTGATAATGAAACTTATGGTGGTTTATTAGGTAGATTATTCCCTGATAAGGTACCTCCACCTTTTTATGTCGGAGAACCAAAATATACTGGATGGATGGATATTATGAATATTCTCGTACCAGAAGTTAATGGTTGTGAGCCCGCAAGTAAACAAATTTTTAATCTTGAAGATTTGATACAAAAAGCATCTGATTTAGCAAATCAACTCTTGCCAGATGAAAGATTGAATTATGATGTATTTTGTTCTCAAGAAGCTCCATTTGATAAAATAATGAATACTGCCGATGCAGCAGATTTAGATAGTGCAATTAGAGCAATCATCCGCATCTATTTGGTAGATGTGTTTATCAGAGGAATTCCATCTTTTACAATATTCGCATTAAATTCAGATAATTTTGGTGGCGTTTTAGAATCATTTATGGCCGATAGAATAAAGCAAGGTCTTTATGACGACGGCGCCGCTCGTTCTGGAAGAACAGATGATATGTATTATTATAAAGTTCTAGAACAATGTGTAAATACTATTGCAAGGAAAATTAAATCAGGTATTCTTACATTGGAAGAATTAAACAGTGAAGAAAGAGAAGCATTTACAATAATAGAACAGAAAGTATTAGAGTTCTATAATTTGAATGACGGTGCTTTAGGTGCTCTTTCTACAGCAGCTATTAAAAGTCAATCTATGTTCCGTAGAACTTTTTCTACTACTGCTGCTTCTGAATATGTTGGGTTAGGAGCAGGTAGTACACAATTTAGTAAAACTGCTGCCAAGAAAGCAAAAGAAATAGAATTTATATCAATGTTAGAAGAAACAGAACAATATGCAAATGTTCTATTCAAAAGATATATTCGTGAAGAATTTGAAGCAGTTTCTGAACTTTTTAATGGTAAATTACAATCTTCTGTTTCGAATATTCATCATCTTTTCTTATTAAACGATACATGGATACGCGGAGGAGTTTTCGGAGGCGGTCCTTTCGATGTAATGTCAAACCCAAATGATTCTACAACTTACAACATCACAACTGGTGTTTCTACAAGTGTACAGAGTGCATTTGATAAACTAGGCGAAATTGGTGACTTATTGGGGCAAGCAGTCTCAGAACAATTAGACGAATGGCCTTTTGTTCTTGAAAAATACATCATGGTAGAAGATAAATTTGTTCAACCATCCGAAGTACAAAGAAAAGAAAATTTATATAATATTATCAATATAAATGATTGGAAAGAGTATATAGATGAATTAAAATCTGACGGTTTAGAAGGATTTATTTCTGATTTTTGGGGTAATCCTGAAATAACTGGAGAGACATTATTAGAACAAGAACATACACATGAATACAGAATAGACGAAGAAGGTAATGGTAGAGCATTTGAATATTGCGGAGTAAGCGGACAATGCCATTATCATCGTATTATAAATGGTGTAATACAGGAAGCTGAAGGTGATAATGGACTACACACACATGAGATGGATATAATCGGTTGGAAATTTGGTTTAAGAATTTGTTATGTTCCAGAAAAGGATAAAAATAACATTTTCTCTTCGATGATTGATACAATTGGTAATGAAACAATAATGCTACAAAAGGCTTATAAGTTAGCAAACCCAGAAGGAGGAGAGACTTATATGATTCCATTAGCCTCTGTTGAATTACCAATACCAGACCAAGATTTTACCTTATTTGAACCTGATAGTTATGATGTATTCTGTTTAATCCAAGAACTAATTAAAACACCAGAATACAAAACTATGTTTAAATATGTTTTCCCACTTTCTACTTATAACTCTATGATTGCTTTATATACTATTATGGGATTTTTTGATTCAATTGGTAATAGTGGATATCCCAATGACGGAGGAGATATGTGGGAAGTTCCTGGCGGAAGAAGAGGAAAAGGCTTTAGAAAATGGGTAAGGGGTCCGGGAACATTTAAAGCAACGCGGAGAGTAGCAAGAAATATTTTCTTAAACCTCTATGACGCTACTCAAGATGTAGATTTTAGTGGAGACAGTTTAGATAATAATGAAGATACTAATCCGGTAGACAATATTCGTTCATTATTGCGACCAAAGGTAAACTTTGAAGATGGTCTGCGTTGGTGGCAAAGAGGAAGAAGAATAACACAAAAACCATTTAATCTAGATGGTGAAGAATGCTAAAATAGGAGAAACCAAATGGCACAAGGAATATCAGTTAAGCTACCATTACAAATAAGCGAAATAGATGGAGCATATGGTCTAAATAAAAGAATTATAGAAATGGCAGCCCAAAACTTAAAAATGATTGTTCTAACTTCTCCAGGTGAAAGAATAATGGAGCCCGAATTCGGTGTAGGAATTCGTAATTATTTATTTGAAAATAATACAAATAATACATTAACAACAATTAAAAACAAAATAGGCGAACAAGTTGGAAGATATCTACCTTATATTGTCTTAAATGACCTTCAAGTTTCCAGTCCTGCTGCTATCTCTAACACAGATAAAACAATCGTTATGATTAAAATTGCTTATACAGTACCAGCGGCAGGAGGCTCTTCTGTTTTAACGCTTCCAATAATAGGATAAAATATAGATAATACTATTTAATAAGAGTGGAGAAATTTATTAATGGCCAAAAGAAATGTACCTATACGCTATACTAGTAGAGACTTTGATTCAATAAGAACAGACCTCATTGAATACGCAAAGCGATATTATCCAGATACATTCCAAGATTTTAGCGAAGCTTCTTTTGGTTCATTAATGTTAGATACAGTAGCCTATGTAGGCGATATTATGTCTTTTTATTTAGATTATCAAGTTAATGAATCTTTCATAGATACAGCGGTAGAATATGATAATATTATCCGTTTGGCTCAACAAATGGGCTATCGCCACAAAGGTTCAGACTCCTCTACTGGTATGGTATCTTTTTATGTTATTGTACCGGCTAACACTACTGGTTTAGGACCAAATAACTCTTATTTACCTATTCTTAAAAGAAATACCGTTGTTTCTTCTGCTGGTGGAGGTAGTTATATTTTAACCGAAGATGTAAGATTCGATAATCCAAATAACGATGTTGTAGCTGCTACTGTAGATTCAGCAACAGGAATTCCAACCAGCTATGCTATAAAAGCACAAGGTCAGGTTATTTCCGGTCGTTTTGGAGTAAAAAACATTGATATTGGAGCTTTTGAGCGTTTTCGAAAAGTCTCTTTGGGTATTGCTAATATAGTTGAAATTATAAGCGTATTTGATTCTGAAGGAAATGAATATTATGAGGTAGAATATCTCACACATGATGTAGTCTATAAAGCAGTACCTAATAAAGATGAAAATACAAGAGAAAATGTACCTTCTTTATTAAGACCGTTTGTTGCAGCGCGAAGATTTATTACAAATAAAACTAGAACAAACTTTTTTCTTCAATTTGGATATGGTTCAGACTCACAGATATCTACTCCTACTTTAGCAGAACCTTCAAATACAATTCTACAAAGACACGCTAAAGATTATACTACTGATATTGCATTCGACCCATCAGATTTATTAGGTACAGATAAACTTGGAATTGGTCCGGCAAATACAACTTTAACAATTACTTATAGATTAAATACTTCTAATTCTGTGAATGCTGCTGTAAATTCTATAACCAACATAAATAATCCAATTGTAGAATTTAATGACCCTACAATTGCCGGTTCTGCTACTGCTAGAACAGTTATCAACAGTATTGAATGCTCTAACGAAGAGCCAATAGTAGGCTCAGTAAGAGAACCAAATGTAGAAGAAATAAGAATGCAGGCTATGAATTTATTTCCTTCTCAAAATAGAGCAGTAACATCAACCGATTATGAAGCAATTGCTTACGCTATGCCTTCTTATTATGGCTCGATTAAAAGATGCAGAGTGGTCAGAGATCAAGATTCTCTAAAAAGAAACTTAAATTTTTATATTATTTCTGAAGACGTTAGAGGAAAATTAATTCAATCAAATTCAGCTTTAAAAGAAAACTTAAAAATTTGGCTAAATAAATATCGAATGATTAATGATACCGTAGATGTTTTAGATGCCAAAATAGTAAATATTGGGATTACTTTTGAAGTAATAGCAAACGAAGAAGTTAATCGTTATGAGGTATTGGATAACGCAATTCGTGCTTTAAGGAATAAATTCTCACGGACAATGTTTATAGGCGAAAGATTTTATTTAACAGATGTTTATACAGAACTAAATAAAGTAAGAGGAGTTGCTGATACTGCTAAAGTAAAAATAATCAATAAAACAAGTGGCAACTATTCATCATCAGCGTTTAATATAAATCAATTTACTTCTTTAGATGGTCGCTATATTTCGGTACCTGATAATGTAATTTTAGAAATAAAACACCCAGATATAGATATTAAAGGAACTGTAAGATAATGGCTATTAAAAGATATTACGCTGCAATAGACAATACAATAACAAATGCTTTTGAAGAAAATCTTTCTACTCGTGCTACTGGTTCTAATATGGGTGCTTCTGATATTTTAGAAATTTTTTCTATATATGGTCAGGCTAATTCATCATCAACAGAAGAATCAAGATTTTTAATAAAATTTAATTGTACGGCTTCATCAGATTCTATTAAAGCAGATAGAACATCAGGTGTAATACCAGCGAGCGGTAGTGTATCATTTTATCTTCGTTTACATAATGCTCCACATGGCCAGACATTACCAAAATCTTATACAATGGATATATCAGCAATATCCGGTTCCTGGACAGAAGGTACAGGTTTAGATATGGAATCTTATAGAGATATTGGAGTATCAAACTGGGTTTCATCTAGTAGTGGTGTAGGATGGAATACAGCCGGCGGCGATTATTTTACAGATGCATCTTCATCATTTACTGCTTCATTTGATAATGGAACAGAAGATTTAGAATTAAATATCACATCTTTAGTGGAGCAATGGTTAAATAGTGACGGAAACATTTTAGGTTCTAAAGAAGATGAAGGAGTTTTAGTTAAATTATCATCTGCTTATTCTACTGATACTCGTTCTTATTATACAAAGAAGTTTTTTGCTAGAGGAACTGAGTTCTTCTTTAAGAAACCATGCATTGAGGCCCGTTGGAACTCTTCAATACAAGATGATAGAGGAAACTTCTTTTATTCAAGTTCATTAGCAACAGCAGAAGAAAACTTACAGACACTTTATTTCTATAATTATTTTAGAGGAAAATTAAGAAATATACCAAGTATTGGAACAGGAGAAATCTATTTAAATCTTTATTCTGGTTCAACTGGACCTACCGGTTCTGCTATTACTTTAGTGACAGATGGAACTTATGTAACTTCTGATTCACCTACATATGTAACAGGAGGTTGGGTTTCAACAGGTATTTATTCTGCTTCGTTTGCTATGACAGCGGCGGCGGCGCCATTAACCACTGTTTATGAAGTATGGAATAACGGTTCAGGAACAGAATTTGCTACTGGTTCATTTAAACCAAAAGTTTTGAATGGTTCAGAAATAGCACCAGCAGAGCAATATTTTATTTCAATGACAAATCTTCGTCAGAGTTATCGCGATGATGAAACTGCTAGATTTAGACTTTATACGCGCAAAAAAGATTGGAGTCCAACTATTTATACTAAAGCGGTGGCAACACCTGAAGTACAAATAGCAGAGAGTGGTTCATACGAAGTTTATAGAGTGATAGATGACCTTAAAGTCATACCATATGGGACAGGAAGTGATTTTCATACATTAATGTCATATGATTCATCAGGATCTTATTTTGATTTAGATATGAAAATGTTCGAACCTGGATATACATATGGAATAAAACTTTCTTTCTATAATCAAGATGTAGGAGCCTGGGTTGAAGAATCTGAACTATTTAAATTTAAAGTCGAATCAAGGCAGAATAAATAATGAGTATTAAAAAACTTTTTGATTCAAATAAACCTCAAAATGTTATTATAAATACAAGTTTAGAAGAAGAAATTGTAAAGAAAGCACCGGAACTTGAATCAGCGGATAATGTTAGACAACAAATTAAAAGAATAAACCGCTTTATTCCGCAAGTAGACTTTAGTGATCCAAATAATTTCGTTGTATACGGTTTAGCAAAATCTTATTATGAAGACTCAATGTCTCGTATCTGGAGAGAGTTTCCATATGATGGTTCAGAAGAAGAAATTACACGCTTCCACAATGACTCAAATTATTTAGATCTTTATCTTTTTGATAAAAGATATCCTAGAACAACTGGATATGCTATTTTCTCTTCAAATGGCTGGGGGACAGCAGGAACTCCAATACAAGGTTGGGGCTCTTCTTCAATTCCAGAATATATTTCTTTTTTTGGCGGCCCAAATACAGCCTCAAATGGAATGGAGGCTGGAACGCTACATACCAATTTTACAGGTTCTAATTATTACGATACAGATATCTACACAACTGATGGAACATTACCATTAGATAGAGTTGGAACCCGTGAATCAAACTTAAAATTTGACCTATCAAACGGAATAACAACAGAATTCTGGTTAAAGAAAGATTCTTGGGTCTCTGCTTCTACTGAAAAAGAAGTTTTATTTGACCTTTGGAATGGTGCAACAACATCTTCTGCTGATTATGGTCGTTTTCTACTTTATATGACTGCTTCTACTGACGGTAGTGAACCATTGAGACTGCATATGGGTTCTGGCTCAGTAGCAGTTGATTTGGAATTAGCATCAAGTGATATTACAACCGGTTCGATAGCAGACGGTTTATGGCACCATTACGCAGTTACAGTTTTATCTGGTTCTGGTGGTTTAACTACCAAAATGTATATTGATGGAACTTTAAACAAAACACAAACATCTGCCGTAAATTTTGGAGAAGTAACAGGTTCTCTGATAGGTTTTATGGGAGCCCTTCAAACTTCTCCTTCTGGTAGTGTTTATGACGGCGAAGTCATGGTTGGCTATGCTAAATTAACCGGTTCAATTGATGAATTCCGTTATTGGAAATCAAAACGAGACGAAAAAGATATCCAATATAATTGGTGGACACAAGTTCGTGGTGGAACAAATGAAAAGATTTCAAACGCAGAACTAGGTGTTTATTATAAATTCAATGAAGGAATTACAGGTACTTCTTCAGTAGATTCTATAGTATTAGATTATTCAGGTAGAATTACAAATGGTACTTGGGTAGGATATCCAGGTTCTTCGGCTAGAAGCACAGGTTCGGCTATAAATTCTTCAACCATGGTCGTATCCGGAACAACTGAATATCAAGACCCTATTATTTATTCTTTCCATCCAGATGTTCTATCATTATATGACGAATTATCAACATCAGGTAGTGTATATGATGATGAAAATAATGCCTCTATTTTAGATTCAATTCCAGCATGGATTATAGAAGAAGACGAATATAAAGGTACTAAACAACTTAAAAATCTAACTCAAATAATTGGTTCTTATTTTGATTCCTTAAACTCCAAGATAAAGGTTTTACCTGAATTAGCTGAACTATCTTATGTTTCTGCTAGCGCAAAACCTACACCATTTAATAGAAATTTATTAAGTGCTCGTGGTTTGGCTGTACCAGACATATTTGTTGATGCCGAATTATTAGAATATTTTGCTAATAGAAGACAAGATAGAAAATATGATATTGATATAACAGAGGTTAAAAACCTTATTTATAAAAATATTTATAATAATTTAACTTATCTCTATAAAGCAAAAGGAACACAAAAAGCATTTCGAAATATTCTTCATTGTTATGGTATTGGAGAAGAAATAATCAAATTTAATGCGTATGGTAATAATACGACTTTTACTTTTGAAGATACTGATTATGAAGCAGTAACAAGAAAAAATTATATAGATTTTAACAATACAGATAGATTTGATGGAATAGTATATCAAAATTCTTCTTCAGCAAACTTAACAAATACATCAGATGTAACTTATATCTCAGGAACTTCAGGTGTTTTTGCTAATACAGCAGAAATAGAAGTTATTTTTCCAAAGAAGTTTGCTTTTGAAAATTCACAATATTTTGATACTCCATTTGTAACAGCATCTATTTTTGGCCATCACGCCGCCGCCGCTGATCCAACAAATTTTGGTTTTGTTTCAACTGCAAACGATAAAAACTTTCAACTTTATTTTGTGAAAACAGAGAAAAATTCCAAAGATGGTTACTTCTTACTAAAAGATAGAGCAGGAAACTTTGAACTTACCAGTTCAGTTTATAGTAATGTTTATGATAACCAAAAGTGGAATTTTGGTATTAAAATAAAAGATAAATTCTGGCCTTATTCCTCTGGAATTACTGGTTCTAATGTTAATAACGATTTAGAATTAGAATGGTATGGTGTGAATGTCGAATTGGGAGTAATAAAAAATGAATTTACTCTAACAGCCAGTAGTTTAGATAATAGTTATTTGTCTAATCGTAGAAGATATTATGCCGGCTCCGATAGAACAAATTATACTGGCTCTGTTATTACACAAACAGATGTACGAGTCACGTCTGTAAGACATTGGGCGACATATCTGGAAAATAGTGTAATTGTCGAACATGCAAAAGACCCAGACAATATTGGTACCTTAAATCCATCTAAAAATGCTATTTTTGCTGTTGATGTTGGAGCATATGGAATAGATAATGTTTATTTCCCACAAGCAGCTACATTAGCATTAAATTGGGACTTCTCACAAATAACCGGTTCAGATTCGAATGGTGAATTTACTGTTGAAGATGCTTCTTCTGGTTCAGTAGAATTAAGAACAAGATATCCCAATACCGCTTATTTAAGTAACATTGTAGCGAATCAATACGCTGGTAGAGGATATTTCCCAAATGCGGTTTCTTCTATTTCAGTAGTTAATAAAGATTATATTGCGGTCGCTAAACAAAGATTACCTGAAGTCGTTAATAGTAACGATGCTGTTAATATCTTAACTCGTGATGATGATTTATACCCCAGAGAAAGAGCAATATCACAAGTTTTCTTCTCTTTTGAAAAGAGTATGTATGGAATTATTTCACAAGAAATGATTAATATGTTTGCTACAATAACAGATTTTAATAATCTAATAGGTAATATAGCAAACAAATATAGAAATAAATACAAAGATTTAGATGTTTTAAGAAATCTTTTCTTTGAAAAAATTCAAAATGATCCTGATTTAGATAAATTTATTGATTACTACAAATGGATTGACTCATCTATTATTATTTTCTTACAACAATTTGTTCCAGCGTCGGCAAATGTTTCAGACGAAATCAGAACAATGGTAGAAGATCATATTTTAGGAAGAAACAAATATCGTCATCAATATCCTATGCTTGATTATAAGGGTAATGATCGATGGGGTGGAGACGAAACAAAACTTGAAGCAATTGTTAAAACTAACGATGAATTACTTTATAATTGGAAGTTTGGTCATGCCCCATTAAATAACGAACAAAGTTCAAGTGGTCGCTGGTGGAAAGAAAGAGCAGAACGTACAAATTCTACTTTTGGTACAACATCCACGATTGATTCAGCAAGACAAACAATAACAGATATTATTTTAAGTTTTAATTCTGCTTCTGCCGAAATATTTAATAATGGCTCCGGTGAAGGAGGAACTTATTCAGGTTCTACATATGCTATTCGTCAGTTTGCTAACCGTTCTAAAATTAGCACGTTTATAGATAGACAAATAGGTGGAGGCTACAACTATAATAAATTTATTAAACCAGATGCGGTTTATTCAGTAATTAAAAGAGGTTCAGCAAGTTCGCAACTTACGGTCTCAAAAGGCACATTTAAAGATGTAGTAATAGAAGAAGTAGGTCCACCAAGTTTACAAACTAAAAGGCAACATGATTCTCAACTAGCTACCGATTCAAATAATACAAATGGATATTCTACTGCTAAAGAAATAGTACCTTACACAGCATTTAGCTCATCAGCAGGTAATACCGGCTATCGGTCACAAACAAATGGTATAGAGCTTGCTGGGTATCATAACGATTCTGTAGGCGAAGATTATGATATTCCAATGCAGGGTCCATTCACACAAATGCATGTTGGAGGTCATAGACACAGACATACAGATTTAACAATTGATCCAACATTAACATCATCTGCAAATAGAGCAGAAGCTTGGAATTATAACTCAAATGTTTTCTCTGCTAATGATGCCAACTACAATAAGCCTTCTACGTCCCCACAATATAATGAAGGCGCAAAACAACCTATTAATATTAAAAATATTCAACATAGAACTGGTTCTTCTACAATTAGTATGGGCAACTTTAACAAGACATATGAGGTTGTAAATACGAATTCTAGAAGAACAAACAATAGTGCCTTTGTTAAACAGGAAGGCTTCTCAACGGCTTCTATAACTTCTGATGTTACAGGGTATATAGACGGTCTTATTGATTATGCAAAGCCTATAAGGGGCCGTACAGAACACGTAATCGTTAACCGTTTCTCTGCTCCCGGTTCACCTGAAACGGCTGGAGATGCGAACGGCGGTGCTGGATTAGATTATGAATCTGCTGAAATAAGCCCTTACAATAATCTAAATTATAGAAATCTAACTATCAGACAACCACTACAAAGTTTATTGACTGAAAAAAGTGAACAATTTGGCCTTCGTTCTGGCTCTTCTGTTTCAGAACTCGACTATTCAAGTGTTACAGCAAGTTATCATAAAATTAATAGAAATGGATTAAAGAGAATCGAATCTGGTTCCTCTGGATATTTTACAGCTTCAGTATATGACAATTATTATGTTCAACATGTAATTCCACAATCAGATTTCCAATATGCCTGGATTACCGAATCTTATGATTCAACAGAAACTTTAATCTATGGTTATTTACCTTATAATGGCTATGTTTCTACTTCTGCTGGGTTTGTAGGAGCAATAAATTTCGTTACTGGTAGTGATATTACTACTAATGGAATTTTTGTTGATTTTGTTAACTTAAATACTCTAATAACTGAACCTGTTTCTTCTTCAACACAAATTTTGGGATATCCTCTTGAAACAACTGTTGATAGCTATGCTAATAGCGAATTTGGTACGCTAGCAAATTCGGAGATTCTTAACAGTCTTATAAATCATCGTGGAGGTCCTTTTGGATATTCTACTTGGAAACAGATAAGAATAGGCCAAGGTCAACTAGGTAGATATTTAAGAAATAATAACCTTTATTCTCATACTCCGGAAGGCACAGAAGATATAATCGTTAATCTTGCAAATAATGGAACAACTACAATAAGACCACGTTACGGAGAAAGCATCATAGCTACTCAATCAGTAGTAACTTCCAAATATCATCCAGTAGTGCATGAACTTATTGTACGCACAGGAAAAGATAAAAGAGGAAATGATAAAACTTCTACTATTGTTGTACAATCAAGTTTTGCAAATAATCAGATTAAATTTGAAAATAAAGCCCTATCAGATTCATTAAATCTAAAAGAAAGTTTTAAGGATAGTGCTTATAAACAACTACTCAAAAATTATCAAGGTGAAGAATTAAATGATCCTTCAAATCCGATAGTTGGAATAGGATATATCAAATATAAAGAAACGGTCTATCCAGCAACAGATAATATGTATACAAGTAACATTCGCGGCAGAACAAATTATGATAATAATTTCTGGCGTGATTCGAGAACCGATAGAACAACAAAAGGAGCAGATAAGAAGCCTACAAATTCTATGGGTAAGACAGTAAGCCAAAGTTCATGGGCTTTAGATGCTGATGAAAGCTTTACAACAAATACTTCCAACCCAACCGGAGGTATAGATGCAAACAATACAGATGGATTTAAACCCGGAGAATTACAAAATAAATATGCTCACTTTGTTCAGAGACAACCAGATGACGACACTGGAACAGTCCCGGTAGGACAATTTAGAATAGGAACTCTATATGCAAGAAAGCATGTTATGCCATATACTGGTTCTGTTGCTCCTGCTTGGGGTATGAGAGACAGTATAACGATAGATAATTTTGTTGCTGTATCTTATAATAATTACAGTATTTTAAGAAAAAATGCTATAGGTTCTGGTGAGGCTCATTGGGATGCTCCAATATTATCCGGTAAATATACTGGCACAGGTAGCGTATTTACTACTTCTTCTAGAAATCCATTCTATGATAATTATTCATCTTATTTTGCTGATATTCGTTCAAAAGGCAACAACTATTCTATTGTTCCAGAATTTAGAATAACAGAACATTTAGATTTTTATGAAACAAGTAGTGACTTCTTAAAAGAAAATAATAAGTTCTTAACAATTGCAGGTACTCCAAGTGGTTCATCTATACCACAAAATAGTGATGAAGATAATTTCTTTAAAATATTTACAAATTCAGATTTTATGAAATATTTTGAAATTATTGAAAAAGATCATAAAGGATA